CCTGACGGTCAATATATTCTTTCATGATGTTTTCCTTCTCCCCGTAGGGATGATGTTGAGTGTTTGGATACGCAGGGATTTAACTTAAACCTGGTACGGCTCCGTACACAGCAACATCGAAGGAGGCTCCTCGCATTCGACGCAGTAAGAAAAGAGTACTAGAAGTTCTTCAGCAATTCAAGATGCTTCGCCAACACACCGACGCTCGCAGGAGCTGCTTCAGGTTGTGGCTCTAGTTTCGCAACGGTTTCACGCAACAACGCAGCATGGCTTGGGTCAAGTGTCTGACCTGCTTCCAACGTGGTTATTGCAACAGCGAGCTGATCGGCATCGATACCGGTACGAGTAGCAAGCGCATCAAAGGAGCGAACCGATGCTGAAGTTGCTGCATACGCTGGGAACCCTGTCACCACCGAAACCTCATAGAGTTTGATTTGACGCAACTCACGGGTCATGCCGTCATCACTCCAACGGTCACCACCTTGAGGAACCGTGAAACCGAACGACATTGAGTCAACATCTTTGCGCTGCATCAAAACCGACAGGTCACGACCAACGGTTGTGTCAGGCAAATCGGCCTCAACAAACAAACCTTTAGAATCCTCAACCAGACGCATCGTCTTAGCCCTAGTGGTAGCCAACAGCATTGACGAGTCATGGTTCATGTACATACGGATATTGTTCCGTGACTTCAATGACTTTGAGAACGCTCCAGGCATAATGCGTTCGATGAACGGTAGTGGCTCAGAGTCAGAGTTGAATACTGCTGCATAACCACTAAAGGTCATGCCTTTTCCTTCTGGGGCTGCACGAAGTTCAAAGTCATTGAATGTGATGCGACGTGTCTCAACCTGTTCAGCCATACCTGAAACATTACCAAACTCAGGTTCACTAGTGCGATTGAATGAGAACACCCGATCCGATGATTCATCATCGTCTTCCTGTTCATCTCTGATTTGTTCAACCTTCTCAGCAAACCAATTCATCGCAGGTTCAGGGTCAAGCGGATTGATGCCCCACAGATAGAACGCAACAGCACCGGCACCTGGAAACTCTTTGTCATCAGCGTTCGAGTTCTTCGCAGCATCTAAATCAACCATGTGACGTGCAGCCCAAGCGTTCGCACGAATCACCTTGTCCTCGGTAATCTCACCTCTAGCCATGTCACGTGCCTCACGAACAGTTGAAGCAACAATGCCAGCACCAGCGAGCTTCTGACCGTAATAGGTCAAACCTTTACGAGCAGCCGATTTGATGTACTCAGGCAAACTCAAATCCACAACACGAACAGAGACATCCATCTCCTGTTCGTCCTCGTCCTCGTAGACCTCTTCCTCTTCCTCATGCCCCATCTCAGCGTGAGGTTGCCAAGCGTTGCAGTAGTAGCCACCATCAACGAAGTCATCCCACTTATCGCACCACGCTTTAGTCCCCTCAGCGTTCTGGCGTGACTCGTCATAGAACACACAGTTCCCACACGCACGGCCTTCAGGCACATCCTCAGCTAACGCTGGACGATAGTTCTCTGGCAACGCACGTTCCCCACCTGGTTCCATCTCCTCAGCAATAGACACAGCGACCATCTGGTCAATCGCATCCTGCTTCGTTTGGTGACAGCCGATTACTTCGCCATCTTCCTTTTCCACAGCCCAGCCAGCGCACTCAGGGTTTGATTCAGAAATAAAATATGGCATTACAGAACCGTCCTAAACACTCGACAAGCAGTCGGATTATGAGTGCCGACAGCCCACAACAAATCCCCTGCTGCAAGATAAATCTCCACAGTTTCAGTTTCTGGAATATGTAAACCGTTAGATTCAGACACAGCAGACCCACCAATGTAAACATCATGATTCTGTGCGTGTTCGTGATTGTGTACAAGAACCCTCATCGGATTAAACGTCGCATGAGCAATCAAAGTAGGAGTGCTGTTCAAAGCAAAAGCCTCAGTTGTAAACGCCATTATCAAATCGTACCTAAAAAAGACTGCCCAACAGCCCAAGCCTGAGCTTCAGCAATCAAATCTTGTTCAGTTAAACCAACAGCATTAGCTGCATCAGCCAAAGACCACACACCAAGCACAGCGTTCAGGGTTGCCATTACACCGATTACGTCAAGCGAAACTTTAGCGTCTGGTTGCTCAACGACTTCAACAATATTGTTATTAGGTTTCGACGGGTCAAAGCCACCCAAACCGAAAGTAACTATTCTGCTCATGAATCCCTCAATGCAACTAATGGCAAGTTGCCAGTTGTAGATAGTGTGCCTGCGGTTGCAAATGCTCCGCTGATACCTGTTTCTTGCCAACCACTTTGTTGGCCAAATGTTGTATTAAATCGTTGTAATGGTGGCGAAATTATCAAGGTTACGGATGACACAAAGTTGTTTGTTCCCGCAGCTCCTTGCGTACATTGAGCCAACCAATACCAACCAGCGGTAAGCGTTTGATTGATTGTGATTGGGTATGTAGTCGTTGCTGCAGTACAACTTACTGTTCCAGCATCAAACTTTACTGTTGAAGGTTTACCACCTGAATTGTTATAAACACCTAAACGAACGGTTGCCGTTCCCGAAAAAGTGCTTCCTGTACGACAAGCAATTCTGTCGAAGGTCATGCTTTCGGAAACATAAATCGGCGAATAATAAGTAACTTGATTAGTCGTTGTCAATGTTGTTGTCGATGTGATAGGAGTGCCGTAATACTCCCCAGATACCACACCGCTACTGGCAACAATTCCTGCTGCACCAGTAGCACCAGTCGCACCCTGAGCACCTTGAGCACCTTGAGCACCTTGAGCACCCGTAGCACCCTGAGGCCCGATATTACCTTGAGGGCCAGTAGCACCCTGAGGCCCAATATCACCTTGAGGCCCTTGAGCACCCGTAGCACCCTGAGGGCCTTGAGCACCCGTAGCACCTTGAGCACCCGTTGCACCCTGAGCACCCGTTGCACCCTGAGGGCCAGTAGCACCCTGAGGCCCAATATCACCTTGAGGCCCTTGAGCACCCGTAGCACCCTGAGGGCCTTGAGCACCTTGAGGGCCAGTTGCACCTTGCGCACCCGTAGCACCCTGAGCACCCTGCGCACCGGTAGCACCGGTAGCACCAGTTACACCTTGCGGGCCTGTAGCACCCTGTGGGCCAGTAGCACCAGTAGCACCAGTAGCACCAGTTGCACCCGTGTCACCCCTAGCACCAACAGACGCATTGACATTGACCTGATTGTTTACCTGAGAAACAACAACACTTGTATCACTCTCAACAACAACAATGGATGATTTGTCTTGTTGAACTGTGACCGAATCATCAGCCATCAGCGCGTCACCTCACCACGCACAACAAAAGAACCCTGAATCAAACGAGTCACAGTAGAACCCGAAACAACCTCAAGGTCATAAACATAATTACCAGATTCAACAACCTGAGTCGCAGTAGCCTCAGCACTCAAATTGATTGTCCCAGCAGACCCACCCAAAACAATCCGACCATTCGTAGTTGTCAACGACAACACCGCAGCACCAGCTGCATCAATAGAAGTACGCACATCCATCCGAGCTGTGTAACCAGTTAAGTTAACTGCCGAACCAGCCGAATCCTTCCACGTCAACTGGCGAGTAAACGTCGAACCCTGATCGCAGATGATGTTGTAGATACCAGCAGGAGAAGCCATTATTTCACCTCATAAGCAGAAGAAGGGTCAAGTGGTGCGACGGTTGAAATCTGTTGCAACTGGCTTGAAGGCAAACCTGTATGAGCAATCGCAGGCAACCCAACCATAGACAAAACCTCAGCCGGATCAAACCCAGCAAGAATCAACCGTTGCGCAATCTCAGCCTTCGACTGCATCTCAGCCAAGTTCGCAGCATTGATGTCCACGTTCGCCAACGGCACACGGTACGAGTCGCCACCGTCAACCGGTGGCATGTCCTCAAGGCGATGAATGTCATTGATCGACAAGAAGCCTGATTGGAGACCTGTGGAGAATGATGCGTATCGTGACGCTTGGTCACCACGAAGCAAGCCATCCACGTTGAACTTCATGAAAGCACGACCCTCAAGTAAACGTGAATATCCTTCTTCAATCTTTTCAATGTATGGCCTGAGTGTGTGGGTCACATACTGGATGCCGTTTTGTTCCACCGACGCATACGACATCGCACCAGGCGTAGTGACTCCAAGCATTGATGGAGGCACACGGAAGATACGAGCAATCTCTTCTACAGCGAAACGACGGGACTCTAGGAACTGTGCAGAATCATTGTCAACGGTTGTCTTCGTGAACTTGGCCCCACCGAACAACACACCTGGACGATGCGAACGACGCAAACCCTTATGGCCTTCCTCAAAGCCTGACACCAAATCTTTAGCCTGCTCACGGGTCAGGTTGCCAGGGAACTCAATAATGCCGGAAGCCGATGAGCCTTGACCAAAGAATCGTGCAGCGAACTCCTCCAAGGCTTTCGCCAAACCAAGGTTCTCCTTCATGAAGTCAATGCGTGAAATGCCTCGCATCTCACCAGGCAAACGAAGCTCGGTGATATGAATCATGTCCTCAGCCTGAATCACATCACGACTCTCAAAAACATAAATCGGGCGACGAGTCACACGGTCACGACTGCACTCAACCTTCTGAGGGTTCAACACAACAAGCGCAGCAATCCCCTGATCGTCACGCACGATACGAGTGAACGAGTTGCCGTTCAACATCAACGAAACCAACACCTGCTGGAAATGCTCGATGCGACTCACACCAGACTCAGGGATATCCAACCACATTGGGCGAGGACGGAACGGACGACGAGTGCCATCCAAACGAAGGAACGTGTCAACAGGGAGCGTAGAGATTGAATCTGAAATCATGCGCACACACGCATAGACCGCTTCAATCTTGAGCGAATCTTTTTCCGTGATTACAGTTCCGCTATTTGTGGTGACACTAAATCCGTCACCTAACGCAAACAATGACTGTGTAGATATTGCTCGGCTTTCGTTGCCATCACCTAACAGTCTCGACAACATTACTTACCTTTCCGACCACGCTCGTAAGCAGCCGTGAACAATAGAACTGACAGGCCGACAAAAATCAGCCCTAATGGAATTGCTATCAAGAATAGTCCATAAGCGATGAGCAGGATTGAGAAAACTTCTAGCAGGAAAATAAGCATGGCTCTAGACTACAAAGAACCCAGGCACAGGTGCTACCTCTTCACGTCGAGTCGCACGATCCACAGCCATTGACAACGCAATCGCAGCGTCAATCTTGCGACGAGACTTACCCTTAGACAAACGAAGTCCAGCATCGGTTTGACGTGGCACAGCAGACAACACCTGATCGGTGAACATCGGATCGCCATCATGAGCCAACTGCTG